GGTTAATCGTGCATTTTGCCAATCGGTTACTTCCTTCCGGTATAACGACTCATACAAATGGAAATAGTCGATTTCGAGTTTATCGGTTCCTCTTGTATCTGTAATTGGCGGCTGCTTGCCTTTTCGGATGCCCTGATTGTTGGCTGCCAGCTGCAAAGGATATTGACGTCTTTTTTTCATGGGGGTAGAAATTTAATAAGCTGAATTATATTTAGTGTTTCCTCCAAATCTGATGTCGCCGGTAGTTCCTTCGCCATCAGTTTCAACAGGAGGTTTTGGTGGTAGGGTACGGTCGCCCAGTTCTCCGGTATAAACCTTTTCGAGCCAGTCCATAGCCTCGGCATAACGGCGGGCTGCCACATCGTTTGTGCTGCGGGTGTGACGTTCGTAAATTTCATAAATTACGATGTCCTTCAGGCGTTTTACAATGCTTTTTTTACGATCATCGCCCTGTTGATCAAAAATGCTGTCGGTATCGTAAAATCGGCTCATAAAGCCCTTCATCTTATCAATGCTTTCAGCAATGATGTCAGCAACGATGGTGTCGTCAAGATTGATAATAATATCAACGATCTCAAGGTCGCTTACTGTTTTTAATTCATCTTTGGTTAAAAATGCCATTTCATTTAGATTTAAAGTGAAATTTAATAGCCTTTAAGTTTACGTTTGCCAATCACCGGTTTATTGCTTTCATCATCATTTGTGGCATCAATTAAATACTCCTGTGCCTTGATGATAGCATCTGTAAGTGCATCCGGGAAGTCAACCGGGTATTTTCCTCCTTTTTCAAAGTTCAACATTTGAGCCTTTGCTTCCTCCCAATCCGGATTCTCAAGTAATTCCTCTGAAAAATCGAGTAGTCCGGTTATCAAAACACTCACCAGCGTTGTATCAATTTTGATGAACTTATCCACCGTGCTTTTTTGCGGGATAGGCACATTGTACGATTTATGCTTTTTGGCTGCCCTGTATAACACTGGTTCGTATATTGCTTCCTGAGCAACTGAGGCATCGTAATAAAACAGCATTGAGCTATTTAGTTTTACTGTTTTTTTAGCCTGGGTATAATGATAGTCCAGAGCCGTATCGATATCGGCAGTTTGCCGGCAAAAAACATCAAGAACAGTCATATGCATCCCTTGTATCCCAAGCGTAGCCATTGCCTTGTAGCAAGCAGCATCAGAATAGGCAAAGTCCCAGTTGCCAACTATAACCAAGTACTGATCATAAGCCTTTGGCTTCACCATGCGAATCATATGCTTTTTGATGCGCTTACCTACATTGATAGGTGTGTTGTAAAATTCGCCGCTCAACACTTCTTTGTCGTGTTGGTATTGTTGTTTTTTGCGCAGGCAGGCAAGGTGCGAATAACGTTCAGGCCATGAAGGATTCCATTCGCCAATATTTTCGACCCGTATCTGGTCGTAATACTTATCTGTAAGGTTTATCAGGTAGAGCTTTGCAAAATCTTTATCAATAATTTGATTTTGTTTTGTATCTATGTTCCTGATGTCGAAACCCTTTTTTTCGAGCAGGGTATGAATAAACCCTTTTTCAACAAAGTAATTGTTATTTATGATAGTTCGCTCCGACTTGGTTGAGAAAGCTCCCTGGATGTCGCCGGTAACCTTATCAGCATACTCTTGAACCAGGCGTTTGTTCATTGCCTTTTTTTTATCCTCAACATCGTCAATAGAGGCATATTCGAGCCTAACGCCGTTTTAGCGAAGCCCGCGAAATGGTTGGTCGATACCTAAAGCCATAAAGGTGCAGCGATCAACCGTTTCAAACTGGCCGTCAGCCCAGTTGCCATAGCTTTTTTGTAGCCCAAAGTCTTTAATGATGCGATTGTTAGCTTCAAACTGCACCTGCAGATCCTGCAGCAACATGGCCGCCCTAACTTCATTGGCTCCTACGGTTAGGAAAAACTTAGCCTTATCACTTTGTTTGAGCGCAAAGGGATAGCCCATATTGGCATGAGTTGACTTAGCTCCGCCCCGAAATATTAAATTAAAAAGTGTAAGGAATGCATCGTTATACAAATCGCGATACACAGCGTTATGAAACCAGGCACATTCGCTATCGGCCATTGGTATTGGAGTGCCAACACCGAAGTAGTACGAAAACATTTGTCCATAGTTTTCGGGCTTAATGAGCATCGTAACACGTGCCTCCTGCTCCTCTGGCGTTTCCTCACGGATAGATTCGATAGTAGCTCTATTAATGAATAAACTGCGTTCGCGAAACCGCTCAAGTAAATCTTTGTATTCTCGTTTTGTCATGATCCACCGGTATAATAAAATGATATACGCTTCAGGTCGTCAACAGTAAAGTGCTTTGGGAATTTACCCTTGCGTTTGTTTTCCTTAAACCATTTGCGCGATACAATTCTGATACGGCCATTGAGCCGCACAACAAACATTTGAGACTTTTCTGAACGTCTCAGCTTTTCAGCTTTACGCTTAAGGCGTGTAATGTACCAGCCTACTATCAGCTGCTTGTATTCAACTAAAAGGTCGTTAAGTTTACTCATCACCCAGTACTTCTTTTGTTAATCGTGTCAATACCTTATCCATCCTGCCCCTTAAACTTCTAAGCTCTACAAGCAGTTTTTCTTTATCTGCCGGTTTCTTTGATTTCTGAAGGTCGGTCATAAATTCCTCACTCAGTAATTCAAAAGCTTCGTACATGTACGATAAAACCTGCTTTTTGCTGCTAAACTTTTCAAAAGCGTTAGCATACTTCACAGCCTGGTCAGCTGATATACGCGGTTCTTTTCCATCCAGCACTTCGGCATAGCTTTCCAGGATTGAATTCCTGATTTCAGAAAGCGCGATAACCTGGCTTTTTTTCTTTTTTTCGAACTCGTAATCGCGGATCCATTTTTCAACAGTTCGCTCACTCACATCCGACATGATATCGGATATTGTTTTAGCATCAAAGCCTTTGCAATACATGCGGCTTGCCTGCTCAATTTTTTGGTCTCTATCAGCTTTTGAAAATCGCGCCATGGGATTAATTATTAGAATGCAAAAATGTAAACTAACAAGGCCAGAAAAAAAAATCACTGTCAAAATGGCACATCTTTTTTGAATAATTGAATCAGGTATTTTCCTTTGCAGCCTAAACAAACATTTAAACCGTTTTTGAAAAGTGCAGTATAATGACAGAAAAAAGAAAATTACCAGATACGCTTGAGCATGATTTTATCATATGCGATGAAAGCGTAAATCGCTATGGGTGGCGGCTATTGGTTGGCGGCATTGATTTGACCGGCTTCACTAAAAATCCAGTGCTTATTATGCAGCATAATACCTTTACGGTATCAATAGGCCGCTGGAAAAATCTGCGCATTGAAAATGGCGAGCTCAAGGGCACGGCTGAGTTTGACAGAAACGATGATGACGCTGTGAAGCTGTATTGGAAATATAAGGATGGCTATATGAGTGCCGTGAGCCTTAATGTGATCCCAATTGAAGAAAGCAAAGACAAAGCCTTGCTGCTTCCAGGTCAAAAATACCCAACACTTACCAAAAGCGAAATGATTGAAATCAGCCTGGTTACCATACCAGGACAAAAAAATGCTGTAAGGCTATCAACGCCGGAAGGCAGTGAGTATAAACTTCATTTAATAACTAATAATCAGATGGAAAAAAATGAACAAACTGTTGAGCAACTAAAAAAGGACTTGTATGCTCAAAGGCGTTTAAATGCCGAAAACATTGTAATGAGACACAAAGAAAGGGGTGTGGTTCAGGATGGAGAAATTGAATCCTTGAAGACACTGGCCTTTAACGATTACGAAACCGTGAGCAAAATGCTTGATGCTCGTCAAAAACCTGCCGCGCAAAATGAAAATGCTGATGAAACACCGGAAGCAAAGGCAAAAGCACTTGTAGCCCTTCACCTGGGCCGCAATGCAATTTTGCCTTCGGAAGTGCCATTCTACGAAAATGCAGCCAAGCTGGATTTCGATGGCACAAAAGCACAGCTGGAAGCAAAAAAAGGCGTTCGCGACATTGATTCGTTTGTGCAGGGTATGAATTCAAACGGTCAGCAAAAAAGCGATGACGAGCGCAAATCATGGGGCTATTACGATTATTTCAAAAAAGACCCTGAGGCACTTCAACTCATGGAGAAAAACGATCCGGATCGGTACAAAAAACTTGTTGCCGACTTTGAGTCGAGCACAAAAAAGAGTGGCCTGGTAGGCTAGTAAACAAAGTAGTAACAATTAATTATTTAACAATGAAAAATGTTTTAAGATTTTTTAGTTTTATGATGATGCTGGCCATAGTTGGCATCAGCGTGCTTACCGGGCATGATGCAGTTGCGATGGTAGCTGCAGCTCCGGTAGTGCTCGACACACAAAAAATGGTGTTTCTTACCTCTCTAAAGGAGGAGTATAATGCCATTGACACCTGGTTGACCAACGCAGAAGATTTGAGTTCGTTTGTGAAAGACGGACAAACGCTGGTTTTCCCGGAAGCCGGTGCGGATCCTGCAGTGTATAAAAACAGGGTAACTGACATTGATAACGTTG